TATCTCCTGTCAATAGATCATGTGTGAAGTCAGTAATTCTGACATCCACTGACGGAGGCGGACGAAGTCGCACACAGTTCCCTCCCTGATCTAGCGACACCAACCAGTCGGTTTGCGTTGCGATGCGTTCCTGCTCACCGAGAGCATTGATCATCACACAGAGGTCAGGCGACACCACGTACGGCGTGGCTGTAGACCCTGTCCCTGTGACGGCAACGCCGTTTGCACCAACGACGACGCACTGACAGTTTGATGTACACTTTTGGCAAGCCATTCTGCTACCAGTCTAGCCTACGGTGTGTGCACGGGTGTGACGAAATCAATATTCCGGACCACTATACCGCTATGTTGGTGACCAGTCCAGTCGACATGTTTGTTATCTTCAGACTGGTCGGAACTGCCGGAGGCCTCGGGTCCTGCTCTATGACGAGGTTGCCGAGCCTAATTGAGTTGGTTCTGGTGTTTCCATTATGACTCTTCAAAAGTTTGACCTCGTCCTGGAGACTTCTGATCATTTCGAGAAGTGTCTGTTCTTCGTTCCTAAAACTCATTATCCCAGAGACCTAACCGTATCAACCCCGACAGGGGCAAGCTGAATATTGACAGACTCCTTCGCATTAATAAGACTCACTGAAACACTATACAGACGATATGGACCAGTGAATGATCTACAGCTATTATTCATACGTACCTCAATTATAGACCCTGGAATTAGATTTTCCATCCCAAGAGGAGCGCTTGGTGCCAATTGGCCACCATCAATATGGACAAAAGGAACACTATTCAACTCGTGCCTACCGAATGCGTTCTGAGTGATGGCGTTGGGGTTTATGGTTGTGTCTTCGTCGTACAGGTGCTGCTCGGTGGTGAACGTCTCGATCAGTCCGTAAGTGAGTTGATTTCCAGTCAAAGTGGCTGGGGAAATCGGTCCAGAAATAGGCGGCTCAATCCAGATTTGCTCGTCGTAATATCCATCCCATCCCCCATCACCGCCCGCAACAATGGTCCTTGTCGACATCGAAACTCCCGACACCTTGATGCTCGGCAAGTTCATCCAGTGCGTGGCCAGGAGTACTGCACCTGAGGCGCTTGGGGGGTTGGTCTCTAGGTTGCCACCATACATATGGCGATTCACCACCGTGAAGTCGATCCCCTCACGTGCCAGGGCACGTATCTCGGCACCAACGTTCTGATAAGATCCGCCCCAACGGTCCCCGGTGCTGTATCCAGGATAGTATCGAGTAACAGGCACGCCAGTTGCTGAACTGCTCCAGGTCATACACCAAGCCTGCTTGCAGTAGGCGTGGTTGATCAAGAACTCGAATGCGTCCTTGGCGTCGACATCTTCAACGTCGTACTCGTTGTCCTCTGTCAACTCGATAACTCTTCTATCGAGCCAAGCGCTCAAGTCTCGCGCACGGAACTTAGCGGTCTCACTACTCAAGTCGAACTCAATATCAACTATCGGCCCCGCCCATACTGATACACCATTCCTGAATATAATGATCTCGTGTTGCCAAGGGTTTATACTTGCAAGGCACTCACAACATCCGTTTGATACGTCGCCAATTGCTACAGTTATTTCGGCAGTTGACGTGTCGTTGAGTTTGCGAGTGAATGCGATGTCTGTTACGCCGTCCGCTTTGCAGACATAATTACCCCCGCAGCGGGTCATGAAGAATACGTCGTACTGCCCACAACCAAGTTCTGTGTCTCCCACTGATGTAGCCATTATGACTCTCTGTGCGTGGAGTACATGCTGACCGTTGTTGCACCCTCGTACGGCCCGCAACGAACGGCAGTGACGCACACACAGTACGCACCGCACGCCACCACAGGCCACTCAGGGGCCTTTCCGGACTCCGTAGAGAGGTACGGCGTGGCATCTACGACCTCTCCTCCCGGCTTCGTCAATTTCATTGTCTCACAGGCTGCGTCGATGTCAAGAATCCACCCGGACGGGATGATTGGGAACACCAACTCAGTACAGGTCTCGCCCACGGTGTCGGCACCTGCGGGGGCCGTGGTAGGATCACAAATGAAACCAAATGGGTCGGGCGTTATGGTGACATGAACGTCAGACAACTGCTCATGTGCGTTGATCGTTATACCGACAGCGGACTCTCCGACGTTTAGCGCCTCGTCCACCGTGCAGCAAATCTTTGCAGGCTCACAGAACCACGCCTCAAGGTCACATGGGTCCGGCAGGGCCGGGAACAGTAGTTCGTCCTGTATACAGAATCGCGGACACTTGAAGAGCCACGGCGTCTCAGACACCATTGTGAACTCGACACGCCTGACGAAGCAGGCCATATCTTCCAGCGGAGGATTGACCCATCTAGGGCCGTCCACGAGTGCAAGGTCTTTGAGATTCCAACGACCAGTCTCTAGTTCGACCACTGTCGGCTGTAGTGGGTCTTCGAATGACGGGCAGCAGGTAAGAATCTCACCACCACACAGATCGCAACCGTCTGTACACCCTCCGCCCGCAAGCTCGTGCTTGAGGAAACGCATCCCGTACTCCATCGCACACTCATCGCACGCAAACATTAGGACCGTGAACTTCAGGACACGCTCTTTTTTACGATACGCTCCGAGAACACCACCCCCACCACCAGTGGACTTGGTCGTGACGCTTCGAGTGCCCGTCGAGCCCATCCCGTCGATCTCTTCTATCATGAACCCCATGAATCGAGCGCTCTCCGGAATGTCGACATCATACCACTCGGCAAGGTCCAGTGCCGGAGTCGTCTTTTCTGGAACCCTTGTCGGAAGACCGTTGACCAGGTCGTCGGGAAGCTCCCAATTGTTTGCCTCGCAAGCGCAGTGAATCGTGGCCCTTTCCCACATTGGGCGGGGACCACATATCGGGTTTACACTCGGATCTGGATCACAGTCAGGGTTCAAGTATGAAGCAGCGACGTAATTGTCCAGCGAAAGGTTGCAGCCGTAACTGAATTTTGGATAGATGAGACCGGCCATGCTGGTACAAGTCTACTCTGACTTGACGACAAGTTCTGCCGTCATTGACGCCCAATCGTCCATCAACCCTCCCATCTGTTGATCAATGGACCTATTGTCGTTTCCGTCCTCATCCAATTGGATACGTTCTGGGGCGACGTAGGACCACATATCTCTTCTTGATGAGTGGCGGTATTCATTCGTATTGATGAAATAGTGGAGTGTAAACTCACAAACTGTTGCCACATCTTGCTCGGCCAGTACCTTTCCTGAGACACGGTATGCACCTGAAACCTCCTGCCAGTGAACGGCAGCGAGTGTTATTAGGCGGCTGGCGTGTCCGACTGAAAACCCGCTGCGGACTCAGTCAGCCACTCAACGATCTCAGCAAGTCCTTCACCGTCAATGTCACTCAGGTGATCGCGGAACTTCGCACCATCTCCCTGGTCGACAAGTGACTCGATGATGTAGTCAGTCATTCCGTCGTAGTTGTTCTCGTTTCGAACCAACTTGATGATGGCCGTTACAGGAACCTTCGGCTTGAAATTGTACGTCACACCGCCCAATGAGAAGTTGGGTCCAGTCCCCATCGTACTGAGTAGGATGTGATCGAAGGTCTTCTGGAGTGTGTTCTCCTTTTCTTTAGTAGCCATTACTACAAACTTATCATACTATCTGGAAACTACACCAGATGTCAAAGTATTCAAGATACTTTCTGCAACGGCATCGGTGTCGGTAGCTCCGTTGATCGTGAAGGTGGCCTCAATCTGTGCGGCACGCTCCTCATCGACTTCGAATCCGAGAATCCCTGCGGCCGCAACAATGGCCTCAATCATGACACGCTTCGTCTCATCTCTACCGCGAGTCTCTGCGAGTTGGGCCGCCAGTTCGTCCCTGTTACCGATGCTCGTGGACAGTTCACTCAGTTCTGGGTCGGACGCTTTTAGAAGCTTCCTGACCTGCTTAACGTCCTCGATCCCGTCGATGCCGAGTCCAGCGATTGCGGACTCGGTGAGTCCACGTGACTGCAGTTCTGCGATACCGGCCGTCAGGAACCTGATATCGTCTATCTGACTGGTAGCGTTTCTCGTTGCGCGAGAAGCTGAAACAGCTCGGTCGTATTGGATTCGCTCCTTGACGGACGACTTCCAAGCTTCCGCAGCGGCCTTGATCGACTCCACGGCGCTATCCATCCCAGCTACCAGAGAGTCGCCAGCGTTCTCGACGGCCAGGGCGGCCTGCTCGGCCATCGCTGCGGCGTCTTCGGCGGCGTCGGCCGCAGCGCTCTTACCACCTTTCGGTGTACTGGTTCCGGCACGAATTTGGGAAGCGGCCCTTTTGATTGACTCCTCAGCGATTCCCGCCGTGCCAGCGATCACTTCGGCTCTACGGTCTGCCTGCCTTGGGTTATTGTCAAGTCTTGTTGCGGGACCATCTCCGTCATTGTCGCCAGCGATCCTTGCAATTGCCGCCTCAACATCTGCCAGGGCACGCAGCGCTCCCAAGGTATCAACGTCCAGGTAGAGCATGATATCCGCTGGGAGAGCATCGATACCTTCCAACAGTTCCGCAACTCGATCGGTACTGACACCAGACTGAGCGGCGAAGTCCATCACGCTCTGTGTCATACCCTGAGTAGAAGTCGAAGCGGCCTGTGTGTACACGTCGAGAAGCTCGTAACTTTCGATCATCTCACCAATCGCATGCTCGTTCATTCCGGTGGCGAGACCGATCTCCCTGAGCGAATCGTAGAATATCTGGTTGGCCTCAACCTGTGTTCCAGTACTTAGGGCGGCCTGCTCCTGAGCCAATGCGAGCGCCTTGAGGGCCGCCTCACCGACTTGTACGGACGATGCGGACTTACCCGCCACGGTCAACGCTCCGAGACCGTCAACGATACCGTCGAACGCCTCCTTCTGCTTCTCAAGCGCCAAGAGCGAACTTGCCTGAGTAGTGTCGGCAGCGAAGACCCCCTTTAGCTTGGCACGGTTCTCGTCCACCTTTGTGTTGAACTCTACAGCGGCGGCGCTACTTTCCTTCATAGCTGCGGTGATCCCGTTGAAGTATCCAACGAACTCACTCAGCTTGCCTGCAGTAAGTTCGTTGATGTCAACCTGGAATGCGCCCAGCGTTTCTGTGGCATCTTCGATTACATCACTCATGGTACGCTCACGTGTGAACATGTCCGCAGGTCCTTGTGTTGGACCCTTCAGTGTTGTATTATCTGGGGAATCGAGGATGGCCTGTACGACCTCTTGTTGCTTGCGTAGGAATAGTTCTGCATCGCTAGTTGCATCAGCGTATAGGGCGATCTGCTCCTTCAAGATGGACGTGTTGATTGTCTCCCTGTCCATACCAGCCACGCTGATCGTTCGACCAGGGATGTCCAATTTGAGTAGGTCAAGTGCGGACCTCTCGGCTGCCGAAATGACCTTCTCACCACCTTCCGCTGAAAACTCAGTCAGCAGCTTGGCGGCTGCGACTTGAGCCTCGGTCTCCAATCGAGTGATGCCATCAAAGCTATTGGCATACGCTTCTGCGGCCTCCGTTCCGAGTTTAGCCCACTTACTTCTGTTGGCGGCCTCAAGCTCACGCTCACGCTCCAGCGCCTTTGAGATGGCACCGATTCCCACACCTGCGGCACCACCGAGAGCAGCGCCGAGCGGGCCACCAACGGATACTCCAATGGCTGCACCAGTTAGTCCGTACGCTGCGATAGTGGCGGCGTCCCCAGCACCGTTGTCACCAGCCACCGCCGCCGCCCCGAAGGCGAGGGCAGCGCCAGTTCCCAACTGACCGGCCATTTTGGCGTTTCGAGCCTGCTGAGCGAGCCGAGCCTTCTGCGCTACCTCAATTTTTTGCTCTGCGGCAGCTATCTGGCTAGCTGACAACGTAGCTTGGTCGCCAGCGCCCTTGATCGCACCAGTGGTGCTCAAGAGTCCGGCACCGACGCCACGAAGCGTTCCACTGAACCTTGTCATGGTACCGGCTACGGTGGTGATTCCGTTGATGAACGTGTTGAACTTCTTGAATGCAAAGAACGTGATCAATAGAGTTATGGCCTGCTCCGGCAGTGCATTGAGGACTGCAGAGAACGCCTTCATAGCTGCGCTGGTCGCCTCCACTATTGTGAGCGTCGACTCTAGACTGACGGAACCCATCAACTCAAAGAATGGTGTGAATGCCTCGTACAGCCCCGCTGCGGAGTCGGAGATGTCAGTTAGTATCTCCGCCGTTCTGTCCGAGCTAAGTATCTCCGTTACTTTCTTGATTCCGAGCACGACCTGGTCGTTCAGGTCGGATAGGAAATTGTTATCCTGTCCGAGAATCTGGAGTGTGTCGGCAAGACCTTCACGAGCACCTGCGATGCTATTGGTGGCGGCGTCCATAGCGCCAGCCACTTCGTATCCGGCATCTGTCAGAGCACTGAATACCTGCTCTGACGTGATCTTTCCTGCGGCCTGGAGTGCCTTGACCTCGTCGGTCGTCTTACCCAACGAATCAGAAAGGAGCGCCGTGATCGGGATCAGCGCTGACTGGAGCTGTAGTGCGTCCTGACCGATCAGTCTACCAACGGACTGAATCTGTGTCAAGGTGAAGAGGACGCGGTTGATCATCTCTGAGTCACCACCCTTGGATGCGACCAGGTCACCAATAGATCCGAGCAATGGGACGACCTTCTCGGCGGCGAGTCCTACACCAAGCAACTGCTGAGAGTACTTGATCAATCCCTCGGTAGCGAACGGCGTGTCCTTGGCGAACTGACGAATCTGCTGGAGTAGGGCGTCACCCTGTTCGGCACCGAGTATGGCGTTGAATCCGGCGCTGGCCTTGATTAGTCCACTGAATAGTTTATCAAGACCTCCGACAACAACGTCAACAGCCGCCTTGATCCCGAGTAAGGCCGCCGCCGCCGTGCCAACAACCCCAGCCACTTTGTCGAAGTTGTTGGTCATGTTTGCGGTAGCACCCGCCACAGCCCTATTCGCTGCCTCAGCCCCCTTCACTACCTTGGAAGGGTCAAGGTCCGGCGTAATGTTTGAGTTGGCCTCGGCCTTGTCGATGATTTGCTGAACTCTCTGGCCAAATCCCGTATCAACTGGCTTTACGAGAATGTTGACTTCTCCGACAATATTGGACATTACCCTACAAGTCTAGCCGATCTATTGGAGGCGTCTGCCAACAATCTCCCCCGCACGTTGCAAAATACGATACGCCTTGGTACCAGGGTGCTGGACAATCTTTACTTGACGGAATCTACCGTCGCGACCACGGAACTGAAGCGTCCGCTCCTTCCGTGCCCGGATAATGTGCGCCCTCGATCCTTTTTCCAGTATGATGGCATACTTCTTCTTGTTGCTGACCGTGTAATAGAATCCGTTAGGGGTTGTAACGACAAGTACTTTGAATCCGTCAGCGTACTGCCCCGTGCGTGGCCTGTCTCCAGGGTGTATACCTAGCTCCGCTTGCGCTATGGACTTGGCCTCAGCGGCAACGTCGAGAGATACCCTACGGACGACCTTACCGACCGTCCCACCGGGAGATCTAAGAACTCTGTTTAATTCTGACGGATATATGAATCCCATAAGGGATTAGGAGGTCTCTGCGACCTCATCCATAAGCTTGTTGGTCCTCTTGGACCTCTTCGCCGGTGCCGCACTACCGGTGAGAGCTTCTGGAGCCTCCTGCGGAAGTTCAGCGACCTTTGCGGGCTTATCAGCGAGGATGATTAGGTGTCCAAGAGACACGGCGGCCTGAACGGAGTCCGTCACTTCGATCTCTACCTCTTCGCCCGGAGAGAGTCCTAGCGTGGTGATGGTTGCTCGTACTTTCAGCTTTGAGACTTCAGACATGGTAATAGCTTACACCTTACTGATCAAGTGTCACGGTCATCGTGAATTCTGCCCCGGCACATCCGCCTTGCGAAAAGCATTGGAGCGCTGTGACATTGAACTTGTCGCAATCCCCTAGCTCGGAAATGAGACCACCGTTGGCACGACACATGAACGACATATACATGCAATGCCATTTAGCATACAAAGCTCTGGACATAGCCTCAAGCTTGATTGGTGGCAGCTCACGACCCTGGTCATCAATATCAAGGAAACAGTCCGACCAACGGATGTGAACATCAAGCGCCCACGTGTTTGTGCACGTGTAGTATCCACGTGTGAGTCCCTGACCGAGTCCAAGGTCATCGGGGCGGAGGTTGTTGCCCCAGATTGCAATGTCTGGACAGCACGTGTTTGGGGGATCACAGAATCCCACGAAGGACCGGTCCGGTAAGGCGTATCCGCAGTCAGTCCATGCCTGATTGACAGCGTCCTTGACGGAGCTGAGGACGTTAAAGATCACGTCCGGATCGTTGAGTCGTGTAATAGCAGGCATTATCTACTAGCTTACAGCAAAAAAGGGACTCCGCCTAAGCGAAGCCCCCTTTTTACGAATGGGTCTGTTTTTAGATTACTGTACCGGTACTTCGATGTAGCCGCAAGCGAGTGTTGGAGGACCAGCGGCGTCAAGGAAGTAGTGCTCCGGTGACGTAGGCTCCAAAACGACTCCCGCTGGGACATCGTTGAAACATCCGTCACTGAAAGCTGGGTTTGGCTCAGCAAACCCGGTGAGGCTGATCGTTGCGATCTCGTTGGCGAATGAGACGTCCCCGAGTGTGAACGTGGCACGTGGCCAGATCGTCCTCCAGTATAGAGGAGTGGTGTCGTCCGTTGCGGAACACGCTCCGGTGTTGTCGATGACCTTGGACCAGATCTCCACGGAGACTGGGTCAGGACAGGCCTGGCCAACTCCACGACGGGAATACCCGGCGACCTGCGCAGACATTGGCGCAAATGTCTGAGTGTATAGGTGAGCACCGGTCAGGAGTTCAAGAAGCTCCATATCGCGAACACACAGTTCGAGAGACAGGTTCATTCGCTTCAACTGGTCACAGTCCTTCAATGAAAGACAGATGTCACCACAACCATTCTTCTGGGTGTAGTCGTCACCAGCTTCGTACTCTGGTGTGGAGTCGATACGGACGATAGCGGACGTGGAGACGGCGTTATTAACACCGGCAACACATCCACAAGTTGGAGATAGGCGAGAGACTCGTAGTCCACACACCTTCGCGGTTCCTTTGCAGATTGCCATTGTGACTCTATTTTAGGGCAAAATAAGTAGGGCGGACGACACTCAAGAAAATGAGTGTATACTAGCTGGTATTACTGGACTGGGACTTCGATGTAGCCGCAAGCCAGTGCTGGCGGGCCTGAGGAGTCCAGGAAGTAGTGCTCCGGTGACGTAGGCTCCAGTGTGATCTCGGCTGGCACATCGTTGAAGCATCCGTTAGCGAACGCTGGGTTTGGCTCAGCAAACCCGGTAAGGTTGATC